ACAAGATGTCGCAATGACACTCTTCGATAGAGGTGTTGCAGTTCTTGTTCCCGTTGATACATCGATTAATCCGCAGCAAACTGGAGGCTTCGACATTCTAACACTTCGTGTTGGTGATGTCGTAGCGTGGTTTCCGCAGCATGTGCGCGTAAATCTGTACAACGAGGCAACAGGTAATCGAGAAGAGATCACGTTGCACAAGTCCTCTGTAGCAATCATCGAGAATCCTTTGTACTCGGTGATGAATGAACCGAATTCGACTTTGCAGCGTCTTCTTCGTAAATTGAATTTGCTTGATGTCATCGACGAGCAGTCTGCTTCAGGAAAACTCGATCTCATTATTCAGCTTCCGTACGTGATCAAGTCTGAAGCACGTCGAGAACAGGCAGAGCAGCGTCGAAAGGACATCGAGTTCCAGCTCAAGGGAAGCCAGTATGGCATCGCTTATACGGATGGGACCGAGAAGATCACTCAGCTGAATCGTCCGGCCGAGAACAATCTTATGAATCAGATCGAATTCTTGACGGCTATGCTCTACGGTCAGTTGGGACTAACTGAAGAAGTCATGAATGGTACAGCAGACGAAAAGGCAATGTTGAATTATTGGAATCGAACTATCGAACCGGTTCTAACTGCAGTCGTCGAAGCAATGCGTCGGTCTTTCTTGACAAAGACTGCTCGAACGCAGAAGCAGACGGTTCAGTTCTTCAGAGATCCGTTCCGATTGGTTCCGATTGAAAACATTGCTGAAATCGCCGACAAGTTCACTCGTAATGAGATTATGACTTCGAATGAGATGCGGCAGGTTGTCGGTATGTCACCGCATCCAGATCCAAAGGCAGATCAGTTGCTCAATAGTAACATGCCGCAGGGTAGTCCAACGCCAACCGGTGTTGTGTCAGATACAGATCCTGTCGCTCAGATCGTCAATGAGGTCGCTTTAAGGAAGGACGTTCAAAATGGGAGCAGAAACTAAGCCTGACTTTAGTGGCTACGCTACAAAGGCTGGGCTTAAGTGCTCGGATGGACGGACGATTATGCCTGACGCTTTCAAGCATCAGGATAAGCAGACTGTCCCGCTGGTTTGGCAGCACGGGCACTCCGAACCCAGTAATGTTCTGGGCCACGCGATTCTCGAGAATCGTGAAGATGGCGTTTACGCCTACGGCTTCTTCAATGAGACCGATGCGGCCAAGAACGCCCGAACCCTAGTTCAGCACGGTGATATCAAGTCGCTGTCCATTTATGCAAATCAGCTCACAGAGAAGTCGAAGCAGGTTCTTCATGGCTTTATTCGTGAGCTGAGCCTCGTTCTGTCGGGAGCTAATCCTGGCGCTCTTATCGACAATATCACGCTTGCTCATTCCGACGGCGAGATGGTTACGCTCGAGGATGAAGCAGTCATCTATACTGGTTTGGAATTGCAGCACGCAGATTCGAATGACGAATCGAAGAAAGATGACACTACTGACGATGACGATGCTCCTACCGTTCAGGAAGTCTACGACTCGATGTCGGAAGAGCAGAAGGAAGTCGTCCACTACATGATTGGTGCTGCTCTCTCGAGTTCGACCGAAAAGGTCACTCACTCCGACTCAAATCCGGACGAGAAGAAGACCGACGAGAAGAGCGATAAGACGTCCGAGAAGGAGCCGGAACTTGTCCATCATAAGGTTGATGATGAAGAGGAAGGACGTCGAATGACCCGTAATGTCTTCGAGCAGCAGAGCGGAGGCAAGAAGGAAGAGGCACCGACTCTCTCACACGACGCGATGAGAGAGATCGTCGCCGACGCTCAGAAGTCCGGATCATTGAAGGAAGCCGTCGAGGCGTATGCCCTCAAGCATGGAATCACCAATATCGAGCTCATGTTCCCGGATGCCCGGTCGGTCACCGATACCCCGGAGTTCGACAGTCGTCGTGTCGAGTGGGTCTCCGATGTCATCAACGGAACCAGGCATACACCGTTCTCCCGCATCAAGTCGCTCATCGCGGACATCACTGTCGATACGGCTCGTGCTCTGGGTTATGTGAAGGGGAATCTGAAGAAGGAGGAGTTCTTCGGACTCACCAAGCGTGTCACGACGCCCACCACGATCTACAAGAAGCAGGAGCTGGATCGGGACGACATCATCGACATCACTGACTTCGATGTCGTGACCTGGCTCAAGGCCGAGATGCGCCTCATGCTCGACGAGGAGCTCGCTCGCGCTGTTCTGATCGGTGACGGTCGCGATGTGGCCGACCCCGACAAGATCAAGGACCCCGAAGGCGCTGCTGAGGGATCCGGTATTCGTTCGATCCTGCACGATCACGATCTGTATGCAGCCAAGGTCGAGTTGGCGTCTGATGCGGATCCGAATGACATCGTCGACGCGTTCGTCTCGAACATGGGCACCTACAAGGGCTCCGGTGCACCGACGCTGTATACGACTCGTCCGTTCCTGACTCAGATGCTTCTCTCTCGAGACGGGATGGGACGGCGGATGTATCGCGGCGTTACGGAGCTCGCTCAGGAGCTCGGTGTCAAGGAGATCGTCGTCGTCGAGGTCATGGAGACGGAGCCCGATCTGCTCGGCATCGTCGTGAATCTGAAGGACTATACGCTCGGTGCCGATAAGGGCGGAGAGATCAACTTCTTCGACGACTTCGACATCGACTACAACACCTACAAGTACCTGTACGAGACTCGTGTCTCCGGTGCTCTGACGAAGATCCGGTCGGCCGTTGTCTTCACCAAGGCCCCCGTGACTCCGTAACGTAAGGTAGGTACCTCATGACGAGGTTCTTTGGACGTATTGGTTATGGTGAAACCGTGGAAACAGCGTCCGGCGTATGGGAAGACACAATCGTCGAGCGTTCATATTACGGTGACGTTATTCGAAACGCAAGAAATCTTCGTGAGGGTGAAAATCTGAACTTCGATCTCAGTGTTCAAAACTCAATCCGAATTGTAGCTGATGCATATGCTAACGAACACTTCTTTAACATTCGTTATGTGGAGTGGGCGGGGGCTTTGTGGACAGTAACATCTGTCGAAGTTCAAAGTCCTCGTCTGCTTCTTAGATTAGGGGAGGTGTACAATGGGCCAACAGCGCCTGAAGTTGCAGGAGTTGCTTGAGACATTTACCCCTAATGTATATTTTCAACCACCGACGAATATTCAGTTGAAATATCCGTGCATCATCTATAAACGCGATTTTGCACACACCGAATTTGCCGATGACATCGTATATAATCATAAACTGCGGTATGCAATCACCGTTATCGATCAAAATCCTGATAGCGACATTCCATCAAAGGTGGCTTCAATGCCGATGAGCTTGTTCAATAGGTTTTATACGGTCGATAATCTAAATCACGATGTTTATAACGTGTACTTCTAAGCGAAAGGATAACAATGGCTCCCTTGACATGGGACCAGGTCGGCGAAAGATTGTATGAGACCGGTGTAGATCATGGAGTCCTGTATCTTCCCGATCAGGCAGGTGTCTACAATTCCGGTTTCGCTTGGAATGGTCTGACGACCGTTACCGAGACGCCGTCCGGTGCTGAAGCTTCTCCGCAGTATGCGGATAACATCAAGTATCTGAACATCATCTCGGCCGAGGAGTTCGGCGCAACCATCGAGGCGTTCACTTACCCTGAAGAGTTCGCTCAGTGCGATGGTACCGAAGTCCCGGCGCCGGGTGTTGCTGTCGGACAGCAGGGTCGAAAGGTCTTCGGCCTCAGCTATCGTACTCGAGTCGGAAACGACATCGAGGGTACCGACTTCGGCTACAAGCTGCATCTTCTCTACGGGTGCCAGGCGGCTCCGTCGGAGAAGGCCTATGCTACGATCAACGATTCGCCGGAGGCAATCGCGTTCAGCTGGGAGGTCACGACGACTCCTGTTCCGGTTACAGACCTCAAGCCGACGTCTTTGATCGTCATCGATTCGACTCAGGTCGATGAGGCCGATCTTCAGGCGCTCGAGGATCTTCTGTACGGCGCTGCGGGCGAGCCTCAGCTTCCCACCCCTGACGAGGTCATCGCGATCTTCGGCGGGACCGGCTCGGTTGCAGCAACAGGCGCTACGGCTGGTACTCCCGGCACGTGGACTCCTGGTGGATCGGATGCTCCGGCGAACGCTGCCGGTGCCAATAGCGCGAGCATCACTGCATCTCCGAACACGGCTTGGACGACTGGTCAGTATGTTCAGGGTACGACCGCCGGAGCGTCGGGTGAGATGTATTGGAACGGCACTACTTGGGTTGCCGGTCGAGCGACCTAAGGTAATGGCCGATAGGAGGCTGGAGAATGCTCACTATTGTTGTTCCTGGTGTCGAGATGTTCGACGAACAAACACAAGAGTTTGTCACTAGAGACGACGTGACTTTAGATCTCGAGCATTCTTTGGTCTCACTGTCAAAATGGGAGTCAAAACATGAGAAACCTTTCCTGGGTAAGGGCGAGAAAACTTCAGAAGAGGTTCTCGACTACGTAAAGATCATGACGTTGACTCCTGATGTGCTTGATGAAGTTTTTCACAAACTCACGGAAGATAACATTCTAGCTATCAATAACTATATCGAAGCTAAAATGACAGCCACATGGTTTAGTGAAGCTCCTGGAGCTCCTCCCAGTAGAGATGTCATAACATCCGAGCTCATTTACTATTGGATGATAGAATTTAAGATTCCGTTTGAGTGTGAAAACTGGCATCTTAATCGATTGTTCACGTTGATTCGAGTCTGCAACATCAAGCAGGCAAAGCCAAAGAAGATGAGTCGCTCCGAAATAGCCGCTCGGAATCGAGAACTCAATGCTCAGCGAAGAGCACAGCTCGGTACAAAGGGGTAGAAGAGAATGGGTCGTTATCGAAAGAAGCCGGTTGAAATTGACGCCGTTCAATGGGACGGAACGAATATTGAAGAAATCATGGCATTAGTAGATTTTGACAAGCTACCCTCAGATGGAGTACACGTAAAACCGGGTATCAGTCATGTTCCCTCGCTTGGAACTTTGGAGATTCCGACTCTAGAAGGTGTGATGACTGCTAATTTCGGAGACTGGGTTATTAAAGGCGTAAAAGGTGAGATTTATCCATGCAAGCCCGATATCTTCGAGGCCACATACGAAATTGTAGAAAGGGGGTGACATGGCCGTTCTCGAATGGGATCAAATAGAGGATCGAATTTATCAGACAGGTATAGATAGAGGAGTTCTCTATCTTCAGGATGGAACTGTATCAGTTTGGAATGGACTTATCGGAATTGAAGAATCTCCTAATTCTGAATTGAAATCGTTCTTTCATGAAGGAGTGAAATACCTGGAGAATTTGACTCCGAGTGAGTTCATCGGAAAGCTCAAAGCATATACGTATCCAGATGAATTCGATTTGGTCAATGGAATTGCTCATGTTGCTCCTGGCTTGTCTTATCACGAGCAACCGCCGAAGAGCTTCAACCTGTCCTATAGGACTAGAGTTGGTAATGCTCTCGAAGGTGAAGATTATGGATACAAGATTCATATTCTATATAATCTTCTCGCTACTCCTGATGCACTTGCTTATGCGGCCATGACCGATTCAGGAGTTCAGCCGATCGAATTTGGTTGGACTTTGACTGGAACTCCATCAAAGATCGATAAGCGTCGACCAACTGTTCATATTTCGATCGATTCAAGAACAACACCTCCTCAAATCCTACAACTGTTGGAAAATCAGCTCTATGGAACGGAGAAAAGCTCTCCTAGTCTTCCGCCAATCACAGAAGTCGGCGAATATTTCGGGTATCGAGGAGCACTTCTCATTATCGATATCGGCGACGGCACATGGCTTGCTATCGACGAATCGAATACGTACGTCAACATGCTCAATCCTACGACATTCGAAATCGTCGGAGGAGATGCCACTTTCTTGGATCCGGAAACTTATAATCTTTCGTCTACAAACATCGGCGAACAGGATTAAGGAGGTGAAATGGCTACAATTACCGGTCTTACCGCCGAGAGAATGCTGGAAATCGAAGGACAGTCGGTTATTTCGGGTGAAATTGTTAACAATCACCTGATTCTCAAGAAGTTCGATGGAACGGAGATCGATGCAGGTGTTCTTCCGCCAGGTCCACAGGGTCCCGTAGGTCCCGCAGGCGGTCAGATCCCCGGAGAGATCAAGATGTGGCCCGGAAACGTCCTCCCTGATCCTGTAAATTTTGGAAAATGGGTTTGGGCTGATGGAGCTACATACGATGTTGCTTTATATCCTAAGGCTGCTGCAAATATTGCACCACAATGGAGAACATTTGCCGGAGCCAGTGATCCTCCTGGAACATTATTTCGAGTCCCAGATCTGCGAGGTCTAGTTCCTGCCGGTCTTGATCAAATGCCTGGTGGATCGCGTGCAAATCGACTTACTCGCTCGGTCTCGATTGTGATTGCAGGAAAAACCGGTGAAGAGATTCATACTCTTACCGTTGCCGAAATGCCATCACATTCTCACTCGGGTAGCGGTAGTATTTCTGACCATAGACACGTTCTAGGCACAGCGGCGGCAGGCTCCGGTAACGCTGGAGCTGTGGATGACGGTCGTGGTGGTTACGGTTTCGGCAATAAGGAAACTGGTGGAGTTGTCGGTGGTGGGGCTGTATCACTATCCATCGGAGCTTCGGGTGGCGGAGCTGCACATGAGAATTTGCAGCCAACAGTCTTTGTGCCTTATATCGTAAAACTGGACGATTAACATGAGATTCGAACTCGCAGGAAGCCTAGTTCATCCAGAACCCCTCGTTATCAGATACGACACGAATCAAACTTTTGACACCTTGAAGTACGTGGATCTAGGTTACACGCATTTCGAGATCATCTGTATCGGTGGTGGTGGGGGAATGGGTGGAGGTATCGACACCGCTAATACGGGAACTCTTGTGAGAAATTACGGTGGTGGAGGAGGCGGCGGAGGATTTCATCGCTCTCGAGGACTTCTCTCAGCATTGCCGGATATTTGCAATGTTGTTGTTGGTCAAGGCGGAACAAAGGGAAACGACCATGTGAGTAATCCCGCGCTTACCACTGATGGCGGCGATGGTGGAACTTCGTCTTTCAACATCAACACGTGTAGAGCCTCGGGTGGTGAAGGCGGAAAGCGAGCTCAGTCAAACTCTCTGACTGTTTCCTCACAGGCAAATGGTGGAGCTGGTGGAGCAGGTAATCGCACAGGTGTAGGCGGTGGAGCTGCAGGAGGAATTTCAGGCACTCCCACAGCCACTGGACCTGGTACTCCTGGCTCAGCAGGTGTTGATGGTACGTTCATCAACAACGTAGGGAAAGGTGGAGGTGGAGGAGCTGGCGGAGTTGGTAAGTACGGCGGAGTCATGTGTTGTGCCGCTTCAGCTGGAGGTCGGGGCGCATATAACCCAGGAGATACATCGGTCTACGGTCCTGGAGAATCTCCCAGCAACGATCCGAGCTCAGGTGCTGCAAATATTAAGCCGGGAGGTGCCAGTGGAGCCAAAGCATCGCCTTTGAATGGTTTGCCCACCATATTTGGACAGTCATTTGGTGGAGTAGGAGATCCAGGTGTCGTAGTCGTTCGTCTCACGGCCGAATAGAGAATTTGATGATCACAATTACGCAGAAAGGATCATTCAACAATACCGAAAGATATTTGGCCAGATTAAAGGACGCACAGAGATTGGCTGTGCTGAATAAGTATGGATCTATTGGACAAAATGCCCTGTCCAATGCTACTCCGGTCGAATCCGGTTTGACTGCGGAATCGTGGAGCTACTCGATCCAGCAGAGACCCGGATATTACTCCATCCGATGGCACAACAGCCATATTGAAGACGGAGTTCCTATTGCAGTCATTCTCCAGTACGGTCATGGTACTGGAACTGGCGGATACGTGCAGGGACGAGACTATATTATGCCTGCAATTCGACCGGTTTTTGATCAAATCGTAGCCGAAGCGTGGAGGGAGGTGACTAGGATCTAATGGCAACCATCGATGACAAAGTCGTTGCGATCAGTTTTGAATCGAGCAAATTCGAAGCCGGAATCAACAAGACGATTGCTGCTCTCGACAAGCTAAAAGCTGCTCTTCATTTTCCCAATGCTGGGAAAAATCTGGACGACATCAATGCTGCTGCCAAGAGAGTAGATCTTAGTCATATTTCCCGAGGAATCGATTCGGTCAAGGACGCCCTCGGCACTCTTCGTCTGGTTGCGATTGGCGTATTGTCTCAGCTGGCAGCAAAAGCTGTCTCGGCAGGGGCGTCGTTCGTCAAGGCGTTCACTCTGGATCCGGCTAAGGCCGGTTATGCCGAGTATGCGACGAATCTGAATGCCATCCAGACAATCTTGGCCAATACCCAGGCTGCCGGAACGAATCTGAAGCAGGTCAATGCCGCCCTCAAAGAGCTGAACGAGTACTCGGACAAGACGATTTACAACTTCAGCCAGATGGCCAAGAACATCGGTACCTTCACGGCTGCCGGTGTTGATCTGGGTACTGCAACCGCATCGATCAAGGGTATCGCAAACCTTGCAGCACTCTCGGGCTCGAATGCTGAGCAGGCCGCAACAGCGATGTATCAGCTTTCTCAGGCAATCTCAGCTGGATCCGTGAAGCTGCAGGACTGGAACTCGGTCGTCAACGCTGGTATGGGCGGCACGGTTTTCCAGAGAGCTCTGGCACAGACAGCTGAGGCCATGGGTACGCTGGAAAAGGGTGCTGTCAAGCTCGAAGGACCGATGAAGAACGTCTCGATTCACGGTGAGGCGTTTCGACAGTCCTTGTCAACACCCGGTAAGGCTTCTTGGTTGACCTCTGACGTTCTTACCAGGACGCTGCAGCAATTCACCTCAGACCTTACCGATGCTGAGCTCAAGGCGCAGGGTTTCAATGACGCTCAGATCAAGGCGATTCAGCAGACGGCAAAGACTGCCATGCACGCGGCAACGGAAGTTAAAACGCTCTCGCAGGTCTTGGATGTTGCCAAGGAAACTGCTGGATCTGGATGGGCTCAGACATGGCAGATCATATTTGGTGACTTTGGAGAAGCCAAGAAGACTTTCACGGACCTCTCCAATACGATCAATGGTTTTATCAATGCGAATGCCGATGCTCGCAACAAAGTTCTGGCCGACTGGAAAGCACTTGGTGGTCGCACAGTTCTGATTGACAGCATCAAGACGGCATTCCACAATCTCGGGCTGATTCTCAAGCCGATCAAGGAAGCGTTCAGAGATATTTTCCCCGCAACAACGGGACGAGATCTCTATAACCTCACTTTGAGGTTCCAGGATTTCGCAAATGCTCTGAAGCCTAGTGCGGAAACTGTCGAGAATCTGAAACGCACATTCCGTGGGCTCTTTGCTCTTCTGGACATCGGCAAGCAGCTTATCAGCGGCCTATTTGGCGTATTTTCTCGACTTTTCGGTGTCTTCGCCGAGGGTTCGGGCGGTTTTCTGAAGTTCACTGGAAATATCGGCGACTTTCTCGTCATGGTCGACGAAACTTTGAAGAAGGGCGACAAGCTGAATCGCTTCTTCGAGAAGTTGGGCGATATTCTCCAGGTTCCTGTCGAGATGCTGAAGACTCTCTCGAGCGTTCTCGTCGGATTGTTCAGCGCGACTCTCCCCGGAAATCTGGCACAGCAGATGGCTGGTCTGGGTGAGTCGATGAATCCGATTCAGGTCTTTGCCAACAATCTGGCCAAGACGTGGAATCGCTTGCTCGTCACGTTCAACGATACGTTGGATGCTCTCGGGCCCGCCTTCGATGCGGTTATCAGTCTGATTGAGGGACTGGGTAAAGCCATTGGCGAAGCAGCCTCGAACATGAACTTCGATGCCATCCTAGAGGTAATCCGAACGGGCCTCTTTGCTGGACTCGTCCTCATGCTCAAGAACTTCTTCGGCAAGGGCAGCCTTTTGGAGCAGATCAGTAAGGGCTTTGGTGGCGGAATCATCGAGAACATCGCTGGATCGTTCAAGGCTCTTCAAGGCTCCATGGTAGCAATGCAGAATAACATCAAGGCAAAGACTCTCAAAGAGATCGCTATTGCAATTGCGTTGCTGGCTGCTTCAGTTCTCGTTATTTCGATGATCGACCCGCAGAAGCTAAATACTGCTCTTGGCGGAATTGCCATCATGATGGGCGAGCTCGTCGGTGCCATGGCGCTCTTGAACAAGGTTGGTGGCGCAGCTTCCTTCGCCAAGCTTCCGATTATGGCTGCGGGTTTGATTGCTTTGGCCGGTGCGATCGATCTTCTCACAATTGCTGTATTTGCTCTCAGCAGACTCAGCTGGGATGAGTTGTTGAAGGGTCTTACCGGAGTTGGAGCTCTTCTCGGTGGTATTACACTAGCCGCTGGACCATTGGCGGCCAGTTCATCAGGAATGATTCGCGCTGGAATTGGAATTACAGCTCTGGCAGTTGGTCTGAATATCTTGGCCTTGGCTGTGAAACAAATGTCCGGGTTGAGTTGGGGAGAACTTGTCAAGGGTCTTTCGGGAGTAGCCGGTGGACTCATTGCTGTAGCTGGCGCAATGAAAGTAATGCCCAAGGGAATGGTTCTTCAGGGTGTGGCTATAATTGCTCTCGCTACAGGTCTCAAGATTCTAGCTGGTGTTGTGGAGCAGTTCAGCGGTATGAATTGGAGTGCAATGGCCAAGGGTATGGCCGGTATCGGTGGTGCACTCGTCGTCATCGCCGGTGCTATGCATCTCATGCCGAAGAACATGGTTCTCACAGCAGCCGGACTTCTCTTGGTCGCGCTTTCTCTCGGTAAGATCGCTGCTGCAGTCGAGATGATGGGTGGAATGTCCATTTCTCAGATTGCAAAGGGACTTGGCACACTTGCTGGATCCTTGGCAATTCTAGCCGGAGCTTTGTATTTGATGTCAGGATCGCTAGCAGGTGCCGCTGGTCTGGCTTTGGCAGCCGTAGGAATCAGTCTTCTTGCCGCGGCTTTGGCGAAAATTGGAGGCTTGTCGTGGGGAGAGATCGTCAAGGGACTGGTCGGAATCGCTGCAGCGCTCGTGATTATCGGAGGTACCGCAGCTGCACTTTCCGCTCTCTCCGCTCCAATGCTCGCGTTTGGTGCGGCCCTAGTTGTGATTGGAGCTGGTCTAGCGCTTGCTGGTGCTGGAATTGCGTTAATCGGAGTCGGACTTAGCGCAATCGCAGTCTCTGGCACCACCGCAATCGGAATTCTGATCGCCGCATTGGGTCAGTTCCAGAAAGCTTTGATCGAGAACGCCAAAAATCTTGCTCTCGGTTTGTTAGAGATCGTCAAGGCGTTCTCCGAAGTTGCTCCGAAGTTCGTCGACGCCATCGTCAAGATCCTCGGAAGCCTACTCGATGCCATTGTCAAGCTGTCGCCGAAGATTGCCGAGGCATTCCAGGCACTACTCGACTTGGCGCTTGAGGTAATCGCCTCGAATCAGGGCAAGATCATCCAGGCGGGTTTCAACCTGATCATTGCTCTGCTGCAGGGAATCAAGAACAACATCCCCGCGCTTGTCACGCTGATTGTCGACATCATTACTCGAATCATTACGACTATTTCAAGCAACCTCAACCGAATCATTGCTGCTGGTTTGCAGCTCTTGGTGTCATTCGTACGAGGTATTGCCAGCGGATATGCGCAGGTAATTACAGCAGCTCTTGACATCATCACAAAATTCCTTGCGACGATCACAAGCAATCTCGGAAGGATCGTCACTGCCGGTTTGACGATGCTGACTACTCTCTTGAAGGCCATCGCTGGAAAGATCGGCGACGTCATCAAAATGGGAGTGGATATCGTCGTTGCATTCATCACAGGCGTTGGTAATGCCGTGCCAAGGATCATTGCCGCGGCTGTTGATGCAATTACGAAATTTATCAACGCGGTCGCCAAAGCATCGGTTCAGCTAGTAGACGCAGGTTTCAAAGCGATCATCTTCTTCTTGAATGGTGTCGCTAACGCAATTGATGCAAATGCTGGAGCAATGAGAGCTGCCGGATTCCGAGTCGGTATAGCTATTATCGATGGTATGACTGGTGGTCTAGTTAGCAAGGCTGGTGAGCTTTACAGTAAGATTGAAGGGATCATGAGCTCAGCTATGAGTATCATGAAAAAGATTCCTGGGATCAGCTCTCCTGCTAAGGAGACCGTCAAGATCGGCCAGTATATTATGGACGGCTTGTACAAGGGTATCTCTGAAAATGGGAAAGCCGCCATTACTGCAGCCGAGGAAATGAGTCGATTGGTTATCGGTAAATTCGCTGAGACCTTCCAGACATATTCTCCCTCGAAAGTGATGATGGAAATTGGTAAGTACGTCGGTCAGGGCTTCGCCGAAGGATTGCGAAGCTCCAAGGAAGACATCAATTCTGTATGGACGGAATTGAACGACATGCTTACCAAGGCGATGACCGATGCTCGAGAGACAATCGCATCTGAACAGGACAAACTCGACAAGCTTCGAGAATCCAAGAAACCTGATGCTGACGCGATCAAGGAAGCCCAAAAGGTCATTGCTCAGAACGAGCAGATCTTGAGGCAGTCGACGGCTGGACACATCGCTCTGACTCAGGCTCTCAAGGGTGAGAAAGCTGAGTTGATCGGTCTTGCCAACGACTACGAGAACATCAGTGCAAAGTTGACCAAGGCTCAAGAGGCTTTGGCAAACGCAAAGAAGACACGTGAGGATGCAATCAAGGGTTATACGGAGCAATACTCCACATTGCCTGAGATTGTCAAAGAAGATGCTGAAGGTCATGCAGTCGACCAGTTGGCGACCTACATGGAGGCCCTCAAGAACCAGGCCGATGCTGTCGCTGCCTATCGATCTACTCTCGATCAGTTGAGAAAGCTGGGTTTGGACGATGCGACCTATCAGAAGCTTCTCGAAGAGGGTACAGCCGATCAGGAATTCGCTAATTCACTGTTGGCTGGTGGTAAGACAGCCGTTCAGGGTCTGAACAAGCTGGATGCCGAACTCAAGAAGCAAGCCGATATCCTTGGTAAGCACGCCGGTCATGATCTCTATGATGCTGGCGTGAATGCTGCAGCCGGGCTCGTCAAAGGACTTACATC